TGTAGACGTCATGGTTGAGGTTTTCCGACACGAAGAAACGCGCGAAAGTGGACAACGGGAGTTTTGCCAGCTCGTCGGGGACAGGGCTGTCCGGATCCTCGTCGATATAGGTTACCTGGTAGCGCGTTGTTGTACGATATGGACGGTTATCAGCATGCTGAGTCGTGGCCAGATCGCGTTGATACACGATACAAGGGTAAACCATCTTCGTTTCTTCCGGGGGCTGGAAATATACGGCCCGGCTGCCCAGTAGTTCTACGAGTAGCTCGTGAAATTCAAGCCTCTTGTTCAGGCCCATGATATCGCCCTCCTAGTCTGAGGACAAGGCGGGGGTGAAGTGGTTCGACTGATGAGACTTTCCACTTCACCCCCTGCCATTCCACAAAGAGCAGATCATGAAAATGTTCACGAGCATAGGCATCCGCAACGATAGAGATTGAGACGCCGACGGTAATATCGTCGTTGACTTTAGTACCGTCGTTGAGGGACCGGGTGTTCTTCAGAATTTCGCCACGATAACGATAAACGTTGGGCTTCTTCTTCCAAACACCCGGCCTCTCCTCGTACTCTTCCGGAGCGAAGCCGACTTTGCCTGCGAACTTTGTCATAGTCGGCTCCTAGGGGTGGTTACGCAGTGACCGAGTAGTACCAGTTGGTCACGGTGCCGGCCGGGAACGAGTAGCCAGCCTTGGGGCGGGCGTCGACGTCCGTGGACTCAGTCAGCGTCTTGTTGCCGGCGGGCAGGTCGTTGCCGTCGATCGAGTAAACCACGCCAGCCGCGTCAGGGATGACGAGGACGTTGGTCTGCGAGTTGAACGAAGGCTGCGCCGGGGTGACGACGGTACCGAGCGTACGCTTGAGGACGACAGCCGACTTGGGCTTGGTCAGCGCACCCGAGACACGGGTCTCGATCAGGTACTTGTACTGGTTGTAGTCGATGTCGAAGTCGTCGAACAGCGACACGGCGCCACCACGGTCTGCACCGATGGTGTAGTCGGCCAGGTTCACCAGGATGCCGATGATCTCCGGAGCGTCGTCCATGACCTCAACGGTCACGATCTTCGAGACACGGAGCTGAGCGGCGAGCGCAGCCTCGGTCTCGTACAGACGACGGCCGATCTTGTCCTTCACCAGCATGAGGTCCGTGAGGATCTTGTCGGTGGTGTAGAAGGTCGGCGTGCCGGTGCCCTTGTAGAAGACGCGAGCACGGAGAACCGACTCGACGATGACGTCACCCGACAGCTCCGAGGCGATGGTCACCTGGTGAGCGTACATGTCGGCGTCGTACGCGATCGGGCGGATGTGCTCCTCGTCGATCTTGTCCTCGTCCTCGGAGTCGCGACCGTCACCGATGAGGATCGCACGGGCGAGTTCCTCGTCGAGCATGACGCGCATCTCCGCCTTGAGCCAGGCGACGACGTCGAGACCGGTGATGTCGACGATGTCGTCCCGGTCCAGCTTCTGCTTCTTGTAGATCGTCTTCGGCGTGGTGACACGCTTCAGAAGACGGATGATCTCTTCCTTCTTCAGGTTACCCTTGACGTAACCCTTGGCACGGGCCTCGTCCGCGGTCAGGTCGACGGCGGTCGACTTGATGCGCGAGATCGGGGAGTGCTTGGTCGAGCCGAGGACGTCCGCGACCCACTCGGTGCGCCGGCCGATGACCTCAGGCTGGCTGGTGACGCTCTGGGCGTCGGGGAAGAGGATATCGATGTTCTCGATACCGTAGTCCTGAGCGTGCTTCAGCACGTCGGGGTCCTCGTAGAAGGCTTCCTTGAGGGAGCCATTCTTCTCGGCGGTCTTGACGATGCGACCGATCGCGTCGTGCGAGAGCGACGGACCGAAGGTACCGTCCTGGTTGGTGAAAGCGTCCATGGTGGATCCGTCCTGGTTGAAGTAGCTGTGGTTGAGGTCGTCGCCGCCCTCGTCGATTGCGGAACCGATGAGGAAGTGGACGACGTCCTTCTGCTTGTCGCTGAAAGCGTCGTAGACGTCCTTGACGGTCTCTTCGTCGGCCATGTTGTCTCCTGTGGTAGCGGGCTTAGCAGGGACAGGTTTGTCCGCGTGCTCGAGCTGATCTCCCGGGGTGGGGGAAGGCTCACTGGGCTCGGGCTCGACCACAGGGGTCGGCTCCGTCGAC